GAAGCTTGACCTCGCGATAGGTGGCGCCGTCGCGCTGGGGCGGGGCGACGCTGCTCGTGCGGGTGATCACGGCGCTGAAGGACGCGGCGACGCGGGCGCCGATCCGCTCGGTCTCGTCGTATTCGAGCAGGTCGCGGGCGCGGGTGAAGGCGGAGGCGAAGACGGACACCCCGCGCACTTGGTGCAGGCGCCGAACGAGGCGGACGTGCAGGACGCGGTCAGCGCTCAGGCGGCGGGTGTTGCTCCAGGCGGAGCCGGCGCTACCCCAGTCGCCCGGGTGGGCGGTGTAGAGCCAGTAGCCGACCGGGCGGCCGTAGCGGTCCATCTCGATCCCGTTGGCAATGCCGCGCTTGGAGTCGATCAGGTCGTAGGGGCAGTAATCGGCCTCGAAGGCTTCCAGCGCCAGCGGGGCCATGTCGGGGTGCAGGGCGACGAACACCTCCCCGTCGCGGAGCCAGGTGCGGGCGACCAGGCGCTCCAGCTCGGGGCCCGGGTGCTGCCCGGTGACCTCCGGGCGCGCCCACCACGCGGTCCAGCGCCGGGCGAGGTCCTGGTTCACGTCGGTGGCGAGCTGGCCGGCGCGGGTGCGGATCAGGGGGGCGACGGTCAGGCCGGTGCCGATGACCGAGTCCACCAGCTCGTTCAGGATGGCGACCGCGAGCCCCTCGTTGTCCTCGAACCAGCGGGCGTACTCGCGCAGGCGGGTGGCCCCGAGCTCGGCGTTGCGGGTGCCCGAGTTCGCGTCGCCCCGGCGCGGCCGGTAGGGGTCGGCCTTGGCGGCGTCGTAGGCGCGGGCGCCGTAGCGCAGGCGGGCGGCGTGGTAGTCGAGCCAGGCGCGGACGGTGGTGAGGGCGCCCATCAGTCGAAGGTCGCGAACCCGTAGCCGCTAGAGTCGTAGCCCGCGGCGGCGTCGGTCAGGCGGTCGACGTCCCGCTGGGCCTTGGTGACCTCCATCGCCAGGACCTCAAGGGGCTGGCGGGAGACCGAGAACCCGGGGACCGAGTAGGACGCGGCGTTGAGCGCCCGGTCGTAAGCCGCCTGGGCGGCGGTGAGGCGGGCTTGAGCTTCGGCGAGGGTCATGCCGGAGGAGCATAGGCAGCTCCTCCGGCAGGTCTAGGACGGGTTGATCGGGGGGTGGGGTGGGGGGTTAAGCGCGGGGGTTAACTTTCCACCTCCACAATCGCCACGCGCGGGGCGCTGTCGCTTTCGTCGTCCAGCCACTGAAGAGCTTTCGCCGGGTCCATGGTGGCGCCGACGATGATCAGGCGTTGGCCGTCCTGCTCGCGCGGGGGCGCACAGGCCGACCCCATGACGGTGGTCGAGTACGGCTCCAGGAAGTAGACCAGATAGGCCAGCGGCCGGCGCTGGGGCGGCGTCGCCGCGCTCTTCATGAACTGGGACGCCGGGGGCCGCCCCCGCCGGCGCTTGGGTGGGGTGGCCTCAAGGAAGTCGGCCCCGCCGGCATCGGCGTCGGAGACGGTCACGTCGTAGCCGCTCGCGTCAGCCGGCGTTTCACGCGGCAACTCCTCCGCGGGGTGTGGGAAGAACGGCAACTCGTCAACGCTCATGGCTTCGGGCTCCTCTCGATGAACGGCTTACGGTCGCGGTGCTCGGACTGTTTCCCGGGGTTCCACGCGGACACCGGGCGGTGATAGCCCATCACGCGTGTCCAGATTTCGGCGGGCTGACGCTCGGAGGGGTCCAGGTCGGCGACGGTTAGGGTGGCGTGGGCAACCATCAAGTGCTCCTTACCAGTTGCGAACGTCCGGTATCCACTCTTGGTTCACCGGCGGTTGTCGGAGCTCGGCGTCCCGCGCGGACTTGCCGATCTCCGGTAGCTCGTCGCAGCGCAGGACCACCGCCGCGGCGCGGGCGAGGACCTCGCAGTCGAGAAAGTGATTGTCGCGGCGGACCCGGCGCCACACGCGCGAGCCGTTGGGGCGCACGATGGCCTCCTCCGCGGTGATCTGGCGGGCGTAGTCCTCGTCGGTGGCACGGTGCAGGTGAAAGCCGCCGGGCTGGTCGGCGGGCCACTGCAGGCGGCCCATGAGCCACCCTTTGCACTCGTCGGTGTTGACGTGCCACAGGGTGACGCCGCCCTGCTGCTGCAGGACCTTCGGGCTGACGGTGGTCTGCCAGGTGTCGTGACCCTTGGTCGGGCACCACCAGCCGGCTTGCCGCTGGCACCACGCGTAGACCTGATGCACGGGCCGGTGCCAGCGGTCCCCGGGGCGGTAGCCGGAGTCAATGAACACCAGGCGCGGGCGCCGGCGCTCCCGGCCCTCGCCGACGCCGGCCTCCATCACGCGGGCGAGGATCATCCAAACCGAGTCGAACTCGGTGTCGCCGGCCAGGTAGCCGTGCTTGAGCAGCCAGGATTCTCCGTTGAACCCCCAGCCGCGGAGCACGAAGTACAGGCCCTTGCTCTGGACGTCGACGCCGGCCGTCACTTCCTGCACGCCGAACGGCAGGGTGCCGGGCTCGTAGGGCGCGCGGAGCTCCAGAACCTCGCGCCACTCGGGGGCCTCGCCGGCTGGGGCCCAGGGTTCCCCGAGCCAGGTGTTGATCACGGACTGGACGCGGTCCGGGGAGCCGGAGCGCTCGGCGCGGGCCAGCAGCTCGGCGACCTGGCCGATGCTGACCCAGGGGGACGCCAGGCCGGAGACCCAGAACGAGCGGGTGGGGTTGGCGGGGGCGATGTCGACGCGGGTCAGGCGGCCGTCGTCGTCAATGGCGTGCGGGAGGTAGCGGCCGCCGGCGTTGAGGGCGCGCTTACCCTCGTCGCCGATCAGGGCGCCGCAGTGCTCGCAGGCGACCCGGGCGCGGGCGCGAATGTCGGCGTACTCGCCGTCGTCGGGGTAGCTCAACAGCTCGCGGGTGGGGATGGTCCACTCGCTACAGTCGGGGCACCGCCAGGCCCAGCGCTCGCGGGTTCCCTCTTCCCACAGGCCCATGATGGCGCTGGCGCCGCGGACGGTGGGGGTGCTGAAGACCCCTACCCTGCCGCCGTGGTAGTTCTTGGTCCTGGCCCGGGCCAGTTCGACGACGTCGCCCTCCTCCGCGACGCTGTCGTCCATGCGGTCGCGCTCGTCGACCAGAACCAGGCCGACGGGGCGCCCCGCCAGCTCGGTGGCGGAGCCGGCCCAGGCGAAGCCGACGGTGACGCCGCCGACCTCGACCGTGTCGACCTTCAGGCGGTGCCCGCGGGCCGTCTTCTCCCACAGGCTCGGGATGGCCTGGAGCAGGGGAACGAACCGCTCGCGCGAAAGCTTGCGAACGAAAGACTCGGTGGGGCCGACGTACATGATGGGGACCGGCGGGCCGTCGTCTAACCTGTGCCCGATCAGGTTGAGGACCAGCTCCGTCTTGCTCATCTGCGCCCCCATCACGCCGACCACGGTTCGCGCGGAGGGGTCTGCGAACGCCTGGTATATGGGCACGGTGTACGGGACCCTACCCGTCCGCCAGGGCCCCGGCTCGGGGCTCCCGGGCGGGAGAATTCGGGTGGCGTCGGCCCACTCGGCGGCGGTCCGGGACGGCGGGGGCCTCAGGATCTTCGAGGCCACCTGAAGTATCGTGGAAACCTTCGGATGCAAGGCTGGTGACCCTCCCGGAGACCTGGGCCAGAACGTCGCGACACTCGCGGACAAGGGCCTCCTGGATGCGGGGGGCGTCGCCCAGCTCCGCGAGCTCCCCGGCGACCCGGGGCCCGAACCCTTCCAGCGCCGTCCGGTACAGGGCCGCCAGCCCGTGAACGATGGTGGCGACCTCCTCCCGCGGAATGAGCTCGCCCTCGAGGCGCAGGGTCTCGACCTGATACTTGCGGGTCTGCGCCTGGATCAGGGCGCGCTTGTCCTCGTCCTCGGTGCCGGCGTCAGCGACCGCGCGCTCGGAGAACCGCTCGCGCCACCAGCGGATGACCTCGCCCAGGTCGTAGACCCCGCGGGCTCTCTGGGGCATGCCGTCCTTTCGCCAGTAGTGGACGGCGACCTTGGAAACCCCGAACAGCTGGCACAGCTCCTCAGTCGAGCACGTCCAGGCGCCCGCGGCGCCCTCGAACATGCCCTCTTGCTTGGCCCGCCCCACGGCAAGTTAAGCCCGATCCTGCCGCTCGAAACTTTTGTCGAAATCCGCGAGCCTTTCGCTCCGCACCTGCCCCGTCAGGAG